GTATCTGAAAAGATAAAACACCTATTGGGACAAATTCATGGCATATGTAGTATATTCATAGTTTTGGGATAACCTCATCAAAAAAGGAATTTACTGAACCTGTTTGCTATGTATTTCTTATGTTCATAATTCTAAGAAATGAATCCATCAGAGCACTTAAAAAAAAAGAAAATAGAGTTAATGAATATGACTTAAACTCAATACCAGCAGATATAATACCAATTATTGGTTTATCAGAAGAAGATGAAAAACTAAAACAAATACTTCTAAATTATATTTCAAAAGAAGATTACCAACAATTAACCAACTACTACGATAATCTTTATACTAAGCACAATACAAAACAAGATGAAATCAAAGCAAGATGTATTAAAAAAAAATTAGGCTTCTCTAAAGAATTCCAAATTAAAAATATAACAACAGGTGAGCAAAGAGTATTTAAATCACTTAAAGAGGTCTCTAAATGGATTGGTGGAGATAATGCATATCTAACAAAAAAATATAAAGAAAAGTTATTTAAATATGATGGACATACTTATAGGATAAAAATAATAACAAAATTAAAAAAAATACCAGGTTTTTCAAATTAGGTATGTATTTATTATTATAAACACAAAACAAATGGCAATTAAACTATCAGATATCAGACAAACAAAATTCCAAGAAATGGATGATGTTGGAAGAAATAAATTCCAAGGTTGGTGTATGGCAACTAAGTGGTGCAAATTTGCAAGAAAATCTAAGGATGAATACGCTCATTGGGATGTCTCCTATTACAGCGGTGATACTACCATCATAATAGGAGAAATCAAAGACAGAAGAGAAACATCAACAACATATGATGATTGGTTATTAGAAGTTGATAAATTCAATGAATTACAAAAGATAAAAGAAAAGACTCGATTAAGAAATCCCAATGCAATAGTTAAAATACACTACATTAACTTTTATGTTGATGAAATGATGATATGGGACATTACAAACTTAGAAATAAAGAAAGAAGATATAATAAAAGTTAACTTACCAGAAACAACAGCAGACGGTAATTTAACACTTAGAAATAAAGAGGTAGTATATCTACACTCTAACGATGCAATAGTCAAAACAAATGGATAATTTAAAATTCACAAAGTTAATCTTTAAAAAAACAATTGAACAACAACTCAAAACAATAGAAAATGAACTATTCTATGATTGTTCATCTACCTTACATCTATTAAGAGAAAATAATAAAGAAAAGGAAGTTGAACAATTATTATTCTTCCTATCTAAATATTCTTTCTTTATTACTTATTTTTCAGATAAAGAAGAATATGAAGTTTGTAATGAGATACATAATCATTTAATAGTATTGATTGGTATGTTCGGATACTCGAGAGATAGAATTAAAGAACTAATCTCAACTACACTTGAGCAATATAAAAAACAGAATATCAACTGGGATGAAGAATAAAACAACAATAGAAGACATAATTAATCATATATATGAAGATTCCTTTTATAAGGGATTTTCTTCATCATTTCATATGAGTCCATATATAGGTGAAGAAATCTTCCAAGAATTCATTCTAATTATTCTAGAGCAACCAATAGAGAAAATGATTAAATTATATGATAATAAAGAGTTTATTTACTACTCTAAGGTTATAATCCAAAATCTAGTCTTCAACAAATACTCAACAATTAATAAAAATTATAAACAACAAATAAGCCTTGATGAATATGAATTAGATATAGAAGATAAAGAATCCAATTCACTTGATAGTAGAGAAGTTGATGGATTATTAAAAAGAATAGATACTTTCTTAGAAGATTATTCGGAGAAGAATAAAGACTTCTGGTATGATAAGGAATTATTTAATATGTATTTTTATGAAGATGAAACTTATCGTTCAATCGGTAAAAAGACACGAATCCCATTCACAAGTATCTTTCATTCAATAGCTGGAACGAAGAAATTAATACAAGATAAATTTGGAAAGGATTATTTGGATGTAAACAATAATGAATAAATTACTTTTAAAAATATGGGAATATATGTAATAATACAAATAATATGCTTAAGCTGGTTCTTAACTTTCGCTAATGATTTCATCAACGAAGCTAATGAAATTCTAAAGAATAAAAAGAACATATTTAAGATACCAACGAAGATATTGCAGTGCATCAAGTGTACTGCTTTCCACGTTACACTAATATGGACCCAAGACTTCTTATTAGCCACACAAATAAGCCTATTGGCATTTCTATTGGATAAATATATAATATCAACAAATATAAAATTATGAGTTTACAACCAGAGGAAGAGTTAAAATTATTAGAAAGCATAGTATTCTTAGATACAGCTGACCCAGCAACAATAACTAAGATATTCAACACATATAGGACATTAATGAACCCAACAGCAAATCTATGTGCAAAATGTCCAGCAAGTCTAAGACAAGCATTCAATGGTTTAAAACAATACTACGCAACACATAAGGAAAGATTAAAAAAACAAATAGAAGATGAAAATAATAAAAAAAATAATTAATATAACATTATCTTTAATATTAACACCTATTATAACTATTTGTGTTATATTAATGTTACTTAGATACTGGAGCATTAATAAAGTAGCCTCTAAGTTAGCTTATATCAATCAAAGAATTAAACATATAAAATATAAAGATGAATGGTTTGAAAACTCTCCATAAACTATGTAAATAAATGTAAATAATTATGAATAAAAAAATAAATACAAAACAGAAACTATTTATTGATACTTTATTTAAAAATAATTTCAATCAAGTTGATGCATATACTAAAGTATATGCTGTATCTAAAAAATATGCTGGTCCATCAGCAACAAGACTAATGTCTTTACCACACGTAAAAGCATATTACAATCATTTAATGGAACAATATCGTAAGACACTTGATATTGATAAACAAAAAATGATTGATAATCTTATGAGAACTGTTAATATGTTTGAGGAAATGTTAACTCTTGCATCAAAAGAATCTCCAACAGATGAAGAAACAAGTCGTTTAGAACGTCTTACATCAATTCTAAAGGGCTCTGATGCAAATAAGGCTAAAGATATGCTAATTAAAATGATAGGGGCTTACGAACCCGAAAAACAAGAAATAGAGCACAAAGGGATTACATTCAATTACATAACACCAGAAGATAAAAAAGAAGATAAAAAATAATGACAATAAATTTCACCCCAACAATAAAACAAAATGACGTATTTGAATTATTCAATGATGACCATACCACTGAAATATTGTTTGGTGGTGGTGTTGGTAGTGCTAAATCATATTTAATCGCAGCAATAACAACTATTAATTGCTTACAACACCCTGGAATTAGGATAGGGTTAGCGAGAAATGAATTAACAACACTTAAAAAAACAACAGTAATTACGTTCTTAGAGTTATTCTCGGATTGGGGATTAAAACAGGGTGAACATTATAATTATAATTCAGTTGGTGGAACCATAAGCTTCTTTAATGGTTCAGAAATAATCTTCCAAGAATTAAGATATCTTCCAAGTGACCCAGATTATACAAGATTAGGTGGTTTATTACTTACATTTGGCGTAATAGATGAAGCTGGAGAATGTGATGAAAAGGGAAAGGAGATATTTCAAACAAGATGTGGTAGATGGAAGAATAGTACCTTCAACGTTAAACCATTATTAATTATGACTTGTAACCCAAGCCATAATTTCTTATTTAAAGACTTTTATTTAGCCAAAAAGGAAGGGACAATCGCAAAACATAGAGCATTTGTAAATGCAACTGTTTACGATAATCCACATATCTCACAACAATATATAGAAAATCTTAAGAGAACATTATCATTTAATGAAATTCAGAGACTTCTCAACGGTGATTGGGAATATGATGGTGACCCAAATAATCTATTAGAATTGGATGATATTAAAATGATGTATGATACAACATTAGAAGATAAATATAGAGATAAAACAAAATATATATCAGCTGATATAGCATTCACAAGTGATGCTTGTATTATTATGGTTTGGGAAGGTTATTATTTAGTTGAAATTAAAAAGATTAATAAAGATGAAAATGTAGAAAATATTATTAAAGAATTAGCTATTAAATATAAAGTAAATATCAATAAGATATCTTATGATAGTGATGGGGTTGGGAAATACTTAATGCAATATCTAAAGAATGCTAAACCAATCATCAACAATGCTAAACCATTTAAAGGTGAAAATTATAAGAATCTCAAGACCCAACTATATTTTAAATTATGTGAGTTAATTAGAAATGGTAATATTAAAATATTAGATAATAAATTTAAAAAAGAAATTGAAGAAGAACTATTAGCGATTAAACATAAACCAAAAGAGACGACTGAAAGCAAAATAGAAATGAATTCAAAATCAGAAGTTAAGAGAATTATTGGAAGGTCTCCAGATTTCTCCGATGCAATGGCATATAGGATGATATTTGAATTCGT